AAACAGGTAAAAAGTTTTCAGCCGTACTTGGGCATCTAGCACTAACGCCTAAGCCATGGTTGGGTGATATGGCTCCATTCGGAGTTAAAGCTTCTGAGAATCTAAATGTAGTCGGATTTTCGGAAGAGCTAATGTCCTCAGATGATGAAACTCAAGGAGGTGTAGAGGATAACATGACTACAATTGTTGAAGCAACAGAAGCTGACACTTTCCTCGAGAAGCTTGGTTTATCTGAGGAAGAGGCTGAAGCAAAGTTTGCCCTTCTCGCACAGTTGGAGAAGGAATCAAAGAAGACTAGAGTTGACAACAAGGTTAGAGAATGGGAAGAGGCTAAGAAGTCGCCTGCTCTCGTTTCTGCCGCTAAGGCAATTCTAATGGCAGATGAAGGTGCTGTGGTTCTCAACTTTTCAGAGAACGGAACTGAAGTATCGTTAACCGCTGCTGACATTGTAGATCGTCTTGTGGAAGCTGCACCAGTTGTAGCTTTGGCTGACGAGGTTGTAACAGAATCTGATACAGCCGGCGAACGCCCAGAAGATGACACTACACAAGAAAATCTTTCAGATGATGTGAAGGCTACCGCAAGGCAGCTGTTCCTTTATGAGAGATACAGTGAAGAAGATGCTATTGCAGAAGCAATTAAGCGTCATTCTTCAGAGACAACCGCGTAAGGAGGAGGTGAAGATAGATGCCATTCGGAACAACAAAGTCTGCGTCATATAACGACAAGGAAATCTTGAAGTATGCAGCGCAGCTTGGACCAAGACGGTCCATCGTACTCGATGCACAAAACTGGCCTGAAGACCCTGAAGCTTCAACCAGCCGCTATGTAGTACCCGCTGGAACTATCCTAAAGCTCTCAGTGACTAATCCTAAGGCGTATGTTCCTTACAACGGTTCAGGCACAGTACAGGGCATCCTGGTAGCACCTATTGACCTTCTCGCAAGAGCAACAGGCGCGATGGAACCAGCAGCTATGTACTTCCACGCAGTAACGTTCGCAACCAAGAATCTCGTTGGATTTACGAACTACGCATCTGCCGTTGTAAGCTCCCTACCAACATGCAAGTTCCTATAAGGAGGAGGTGAAGTAAATGCCATTTAAGACATTTGATGTATGGGATCAGGCCGCTCTAACCGATGAAATTCGTCGGCCACCAGCAGGTCGGGCCGCAGGCGCAGCCGAGGATAACGCTTTTAAGCTCGGTGAAACTATTGCTCCTACAAAGACCACATACGAAACAGTGGTGAAGGTAAACGTGCAGGAAATCAAGCCATTCGGTATTGGTCAGTTTAGAGCATGGGATGCTTCAGTTCCTCTCTTCAAGCCAGAAGTCGCTTGGACCGAAGTTCTCATGGAGCTCGTACTCCTTGACGAACAGGAAAGAATTAAGGAGTCTGAGTGGAGAAAGCTTAACTCTCCTTCCGAGGAAGAGCGAAGAAGTGCTGGAGTACAGCTCGTTGATAAGGGAAGAATCCTTAGAACTAGAAACGATAGAGCTACTGAATGGATGCGCTGGAAGTTATTCCAGAGTCAGCTTGTAATTCCATTCGAAGAAGGGGCATCAGAAGTTGCCGTTGCTTCGGGAATTAGAGCTTCGCACAACCCAACAGCAGCAGTTCTGTGGAGCGATACCACAAACGCTGATCCTGTTGCAGACATTCAGGCTTGGTCAGAGTTGCTTGCTGATGATACAGGATTCTATGGGGCTCATGTTCACATGAACAGCAAGACCTATAACTACCTGATCTATAACAGCAAGATTCGAAACGCTGTCAACTTCTATGCATCTGGTGCTAACAGTATCCTTAGACCTCGCAGAGAGGACATTCTCAACCTGTTTGAGACATTCTCTCAGTCTTTGGATATCACTATCTACGACAATGGTTACAGAGCAGAGGGTCAGGCCGGAATCGGTCGCCCATCACTCACCAAGTATCTGCCAGATGGTTACGTAATGGTAACCACTGACTACACACTTGACGGTGTAAACATTGCCGACACGCTAGACGGTGTAGTGACCGTATCAGCAGGATGGAATGAACTGGAGCTCCGTCAGGGTCTACAGTCAGAAGTTCTTGTTGATCATGAGTCAAAGAACCACTTGCTTAGAGTTGC